TTGGTGGGATTACCAATATATTTTTCTGGGTGTTTTGGTTTGTATCGTCCTTTGTATGCCATATATACTTATATATTCAATCTACATTAAACTAATAAGAGGAAAGTAAATGTCAAAACCACCAATAAGATACACGAATGGGACTCCCGACCATTTCCCTTCACCAATATCAAGGTCAACCAACACATATCTTCCCGGTGCAAGAGAGAAGTCTGCGGGTCATCTGTTTGGTGATAAAAGAGGAAGTCTTAATCTTGTTGCATCCGAATCGGAACAATTTTTTGGCCAACAGGTTTTAAATAATCAAACCTCTGGTGGTATGAACCAGTTGGAGTTTCCCATAAACCTTGGAACAGAAGAACATTCTCATATTGTTGTATTCCACATCTATACTGATTTAGAAGCAGGTATGGGAGACATTGACAAAAACACTTTGCAACTGGCATCGATGGGTCGTCTAAAAAAGAATCAGTGGGGATATGCGGGTGGTGCGCTCGGTAGTGTTGGTGGTCTTGCCGCTGGCAGGGCATGGGGAAGTAAATCCGCAAAAGGTCGGATTCTCTCACAAGCCGCAGGTGCGGCCGCTGGTTGGTTTGCAGGGCAATGGTCAGCAGAGCAACTGGCAGAAATTTTTGGTGAGGTTACCGAAAAAGAAGAAGAAGCAATCCAGAAAATTTCTGAGTATGAAGCAGAACAAGATGCAAGATACAGACAACAAGCAGACGATTATTTTGAAGCAACTGGTAGAACTGCAAGAATAGGTCAAGCAATTCACAGAAGCAAAGACACTATTGCATTGTATATGCCTCAAAAGGTTCAAAGTCTTTCTTTACTAGAGTATGAACAACAAGATTTGTCGTTCATGCAAAATGTTATGAATTCATGGACTGGACTTGCAGCGGCAGGACTTCTTAAGAAAGCACCCGGTGTGGTGGACAGCCTTGCAGGGTTTCTTGGAATGAATACAAACATCGACACATACATTCAAGCGACTGCAAGGATTGCTCCAAACCCAAGAAAACAATTGTTGTTCCGTGAGCCAGTTTCTAGAAAATTTGAATTCGTATTCAACTTCTCTCCAAGAAACGAAGAGGAGTCTGTAAGAGTATATGAAATTATTCAAACATTTAAAAAACATGCATATCCAGCATTAAACAACACAATAGGTCAGGGAGCATTCTATACATTCCCCGCGGAATTTGAAATACAATATCAAATGCTTTTGCCTGGTACTTATGGTGATGAAATTGTAGAAAATAACTGGATTAACAGAATAGGAAGATGTGGGTTGAGAGAAATTAATGTTGATTATGCTTCTTCGGGTTCATTTTCAACATTCCCAAATGGCGCTCCGACCAACATGACCATGAGTTTAACTTTTGAAGAGTTGTCACTACTCGACCAGAATCATATTGAACAAGGATATTGATAATGTATTTTAAAAATTTTCCAAAACTAGCAATTGAGAGTGGAACTGGCACAACATCTGGTGCAAATATTGCAACAGATATTTTAAGAAGAGTTGGTTTTAATAATGAAGGTGTAACTGCATCAAACCACTTCATTAAATACAACATTTCTGATTGGGAAACACCAGAATCAATTTCAGACAATTTATATGGTTCTCCAGAATATCATTGGGTGGTAATGATGTTCAATAACAAACATGATATATTTTTTGAATGGCCTTTAAGTTCTAGAAAGTTTGAAAAGTACATAACAAAAAAATACGATGGTGTTACTCTCTTTTTGGATGGATATACTGGAGCAACAAACGGAATAAGTGGTTCGATTTCAATAAATGACACTATGGTAAAAACTGCTGGCGCAGGAGTAACTGGGTGGGGAGGACTTGTTAGTTCCTATGACCCTGTTCATCAAAGTGTAAGATTGACTGGAATAGGTTCTGGTTATGAATTCTCTGAAGGTGATTTAGTAAAGACATTCAATGCAACTGGTGGAGTTCTTCTAGAAAATTCTCAAGGTGAAGCAACGGTTAGAAGGATTGTTACAGACTCAACGCAAGCAGTTCATCATTTTGAAACTGCTGGTTCTACATGGGCAGGATATGATGATGTTGGTGGTGGAGAAGAAACATCAAAAATTCGTATAGACCCATTAGTACAATATGATGGTACAGGATTAACCTCAATGGGTTCTGGTGGAATTACATTTGGAAGTACCGTTCTATACGGATATATTTACAATGATTCTAGTAACTATGTGAAAACAAATTATGATTATGAACTTGAAGAAAATGAAAACAAGAGAATAATATCTCTTCTTAATCCCGAATATCTCACTCAAGTTGTAAACGAATTTAAAGAATTAATCAAGAGATAATATTATGACAATCAATAACAATCAAGAAGCATATCTTCGTCTTGACGATGTTCGCATAGAACAAGTTGATTTAATAGTTGGCACTCAAAATAATCCTGTTAGAATTCCTCTAACAAATCATTATGCGTTGATTGAAATTTCGGAAAACATATTTCAAAATAATATTAGCGGGGTTATTGCATCGATTGACGCTATCAACCTCCCCACAAATGTTCCCATAACTGGAAACGAACTATTAGAAATTACATTTTACACACCTACGGTGGGAAACAAAGTAACTTTGATGTTTGCAGTTGATAAACTAACTGACTCTGCACCACTACAAAACAAACAATCTCAAATGTATGATATACATTTTGTGTGTCCAACATACATATTAAATATTCTTAATAATATTAATAGAAGTTTTGATGGAAATATTAGTCAAATTGTCGAGAGTATTTTTAAAGAATATATTAGCCCTGAACCAGACAACTATGTTGAAAAAAGAAACAAAAAAGTTCTTTTGAATGTAGAACCTACCTATGGTAGAAACAAAATTATAATTCCTGGCTGGAATCCATTAGTGGCAATAAATTGGTTGACGAAAAGAGCAGTATCGGAAAACAATGATTCATCTGCAAACTATGTTTTTTATCAAGATTTAGATGGATTTCATTTTGTTTCTATAGACTCTATGTTTAATAAACCTCCAGTTGGTCATTATATTTTTGGAGAAACAGATTCTGAAAATGCCATTCGTGGAGGGATGATGGAGTCAATTGATGTAGATGCAACCTTGTCGAATATCAGAAAATTAAAAGTATGTGGGTTTGACAGAAGCAAGGAAGCAAAAAAAGGAACATATGCTTCTTCTCTATTGCTTCATGATTTAGTGTATAAAAGATATAATAACTTTACATATAATTCCTTCCAAGACCAAGGTAACAGACCTATGTTAAATCCTCACCCGGCTTATAATAGTGTGGGAGTTTATAATATTGCTGTAAACGGAAAACATTATTTTTCTTCCATTCATAAATGGCTTCATGAAACTGGAGAGGAAACCGATGTCAACATGATACCCAAAACTGGGAACGATAATGTTGAAATTTGGCTTCAAAGACACGATGCACAAAAACTTCAACTATTATCAAATTCTATAGAATTCGAGGTATCGGGTGACAGCACAAAACGGGTGGGAGATGTTGTTTCAGTGACCATTCCAAGTTTGGAAGGTGTAGACTCTTCGGGTAATATGAAATTAGATGGTTATTTGTGTGGTAATTATTTAATCACAGAGATAAGACATAGAATTGCAAAAGGAAACAAAGGACACACAATGAGATTGAAACTATGTAAAGAATCTCTTATAGACCCTACAAGTCCCTTGACCTCTTTCGGTGAATCTAATAAAGGTAATAATTTAATTTCTGGACATCCGGGTGAAATATCAGATAGTGGGATTCAAATGGCATGAATGAATATATGGGACGAGATGGTTTTGTTTGGTTTCAGGGTGTAGTGGAAGATAGAAACGACCCACTAGAACTTGGAAGATGTCGTGTTAGGTGTTTAGGTTTTCATACAGAAGACAGACAAGCAATACCTACCAATTCTCTTCCTTGGGCGTATCCTGTGCAACCTATAACTTCTGCTTCTATGAATGGAATAGGACAAACTCCATTAGGACCAGTAGAAGGAACATGGGTTGTTGGGTTCTTCAGAGATTCTTATAATTGTCAAGAACCAGTTTACTTTGGAACATTGGGTGGTATTCCACTTGGATTCTCAGGTGGAACTGGTCCAAGTCAACCAGGATTCACTGACCCAAATGGAAAATATCCAAAAGAAGGATTTACTGGAGAAGCAGATACCAATAGATTGGCAAGAGGAATAACACAAGGAACAATTATAGAAAAGAAAATTGAGGGAGCAAGTGGTTCTAGTTATCCCACAGCAAACTCAGGTGAAACTTGGGCAGAACCAAACACACCATTTAAAGCAACATATCCTTTCAACCATGTGTACGAATCTGAAAGTGGTCATGTTCAAGAATTTGATGATACTACAGATGGAGAAAGAATTCACACATACCACAAGTCTGGAACTTTTGAAGAGATTCACCCAAGTGGTGACAGAGTTGTAAAAGTTGTTGGTGATGATTATGAATTCACACTTGGTAAAAAATTCATACACATTTCTGGAAACACAAATATAATTGTTGGTCCAACTGGCGAAGATGGTGAGGGAGGAAACTTCAATTTCTATGTAAAGGGTGATGCTGAACTTCAGGTAGACGGGAATGTAAATCAAGTAATAAAGAAAAATGTTACCCAAACCGTAGATGGAAAGATTTCTATTGAGTCTAAAGAAAAAGAGATAGAGATAAAATCAAAAGGAAATATAAAATTAGAATCAGAGGCAAACATAGACCTTACAGGGAAAATCATAACAATCGAAGGTGACCTAATCAACCTCAATGCATAGGAATAAAAATGGCAGGCGGAATTACTACAACTGAACATACTGCAATACCTTTTGGTGCAAACTTTACTTTATCAGAACCTAAAGTTACTGCTGGTGGTAGTCCTGTTGTGTTGGAAGGTTCTCCATTAACACCACACGGACCTATTCCCGGACACGGAGAAATTCCATCCTTTATGACTACAAGTTCTATTTCGGTTAGAATAAATGGAAAAGGTGTAATACGACAAGGTGATGTTGCATCGTGTGGTGACCAAGCAACTGGAAACCCCAAGATAATGGTGGGAGATTGATATGGGATTATTTTCAACAGATGGGTGTACAATATCGGCAGTATCTCTTTCATCAACCAACAAAGAGATAATAAAAGAAGTAACATCAGGTAATGCATTTTTAAATCCAGTCAAGGGAGACATAGATGGTATAAGTGCATCTATATCAAGCACAACATCTCTTATAACTGGTGCAGGTAACACCGCAATATGGAGTAGTCTTACTGGTGATTTGGCAAGTTTGAATACAACTTTAAATTCTTACCTATCTCATTCTAACAGATTGTCTGGTGTTAATCTGGGTGCAACAGGACCTAGTGGGGAACCGGGTCTTAATGGTCTCATAGGAATTGCAAAAGCATATAACTCTGTGTGTGAATCGATGACTGGTGGGACGAAAGATAATTTTACTCCAGTGTTTGACAGTATTCTTGGACCTGGTTCTTCTAAAATAAAAAGAGAGAAAGAAATTATAGAAAATGTAAAGATATTTGTACGGAACAACAGTTCTCTGGGCTCTGCTACCACACCGTTCAATACAGAATTGGCAAACCACATAACATCCGTAAAAGCATCAAAGGATGTGATTCAAAAATTAATAACAGATGATAATGCATCATATGACAATGCTCAAACAACTGTAAGAAATTATAATCTGGGAAATGAGTTGTTCTCTAGTAAAAACGACCCATGTTTCACAGGCAAATTATTTGACTCAATTGGGTCTCCAGTCGTAAAGGAAAAACTAAATACCTTATAATGTCAACATATATAAAGTATACAGGAAGGAAAGATGAATATAAGTAACTGGGATGAATGGGTATCACTTGGAATTTCCCTCGCTGCCGTAACAGCAGGGTTTTTTACATATTTCATCAACAAACAAATTAAGAAAAGAAAAAAGGCAAAAGATATAGTGTCTCCTTCTTTGGACTTTCCTGAAGTATTCTGGAATGTACATACTAAAATACAAGAAACTATTACGGAATTGCGATTGAGGGTAGATTGTGCAAGAACACACCTTGTTCAATTTCATAATGGTGGATATTTCCTAGATGGTATCAGTATGAAAAGAATGTCACTCACCCATGAGTCTCTAGAAAGAAGTGTTTCTGGTGAAATCAAGAATCATCAGGATTTAGTCATGAGTATGTTTATGCCTTTGTTGGAAAATGTGAAGAATGATACAGCCACTTTGAGATATGTTAATGAGATGGAAGATTCGTATCCCAAACAGCACTTAGACAGTAGCAATGTTATTGCTTTTTCTGTTTTACCCATCAGAAATGATAATATGATTGTGGGTTATATAATGTCTCAATGGTGTAGTTGGAACAAAGTAGACTCCATAGACGAAGAATTAGTAGAAGATTGGATGAATCGTAGCCAATCTTTAATTGAAGTTGAATTAATAAACCAAAAAAGAAAAACTGAGTATAAATAAAGTATGGCAGGACAAGTATCAAGAGAAAGATATAAGGATTTAGATTTGGACTTTACAGCACATCCAGTCTCAGGGGATGTTGTGCAAAAATTAAACAAAGATTCTATAAAACAATCAGTCAAAAATCTAATTCGTATGGGGAAATTTGATAAACCTTTTCAGCCACAAATAAACTCAAGAATCAAGCAACTTCTATTTGAACCAGACACCCCACTGACCATAATAGAAATAAAAAAATCGGTAACAGACATTATAGGAAGATGGGAGCCAAGAGTAAACATGTTAGATGTTGAGGTGCATTATAATATTCCAGACAATTCTTATAATATAACAATGACATATAACATAGTAAATCAGCCAAGTGTTGAAACAGTTTCACTACAATTAGCGAGATTAAAATGACATACAATGACAGAAAAACAGAAGTAAATAGTTTAGACTTCTTCGGTATTAAGAATAACCTAAAGAATTATCTTTCTGGTCTCGACCAGTTTACCGATTTTAACTTTGAGGGTTCTGGAGCCAATATTCTATTAGACCTTCTTGCATATGTTACACACTATCAGGGATTTTATAACAACATGGTTGCCAATGAGATGTTCCTCGACAGTGCTGTAAAAAGAACTTCAGTGGTTTCTCATGCAAAAGCATTGGGATATACCCCTTCTTCTTCCAGTCCATCTACAGCAACAGTGGACATTACTATTAATGACACAGATTCTTCAATAACATATTTATCAAAACGAACAAAGTTTAAAGCAACAAAAGATAATATCACATATACATTTACAAATCCAAGTTCCGAAGAATTTGAAGTTTTAAACTCCACACAAAAGATTGCGAGAAATGTAACATTGGTAGAAGGTTCTTGGAGATTGGCATCTTTTGTTGTAGATTCAAATGTAGGAAATCAAAGATTTATTATACCAAATAAAAATGTCGATATGAGTAGAATAACTGTAAATGTGCAGAAGTCTACAACAGACGATAGTGGATGGAGTGATACTTGGACGGAAGTGACAGATGTTACAGAGTTGAGTTCTACAAGTAAAGTATATTTTACACAAGAAACGGAAGATGGTTTTTATGAAATCTATTTCGGAGATGGTATATTAGGAAAGAAATTAGATGACGGTAATTTAATAGTTGTAGACTTTTTAATTACAAATGGTGCGGCTTCAAATGAAATAGGAAGTCAAGACAGTGTTTCTTCGAGGTCGTTCACTTCTTCAAATATATCAAACCTATCAGACATTGTAGTAGTAACAACATCCAATGGTGGTTCGGGTAAAGAAACTTTAGATTCAATTAGATTCAACGCACCAAAAGCATATCAAACCCAAAACAGAAATGTAACTGCCAATGACTACAAGTCATACATTTCTCAGAACTATGGTAATGCAAGTGATGTCTTTGTTTGGGGTGGTGAAGACAACGACCCACCAGAATATGGTAAGGTTTTTGTGTCGGTAAAACCATCAAACTCCAGTGTTCTTAACAATGAAGAAAAAATCTCGTTACAGAATTTAATAAAAGACCAAAATATGGTTAGTATAATTCCTGATGTAGTTGACCCCAATTACATTTATTTAAACATCAAAAGCAAAGTTAAATTTAATCCAGATGAAACTACACTAAGTGCATCAGACATGAAAACTCAAGTACTTTCATCTATTGTAGATTATAAACTTTTAAGTCTTGAAAAGTTTGATAGAAATTTCAGACATTCTAAATTTACAAAAAGCATAGACGATACAGACGATTCAATTTTAGGAAATGATACTTCAATAAAAATTGAAAAAAGATTAACTCCAACCATAGGAGAATTTAAATCATATACTCTTAGATTTGAAAATCCTCTCTATCACCCACACGATGGCCATATGTCAATACTTTCTTCTTCTTTGTTCACTTACACAAAAGATAACGGTGTTACAGTGAATGCATTTTTAGATGACGATGGGAAAGGAACTGTAAGGATTTATGAATTAGTAGGTGATACAAGAGAATATATCAAAGAAGATATTGGAACTATAGATTATACCAAAGGAATTGTTTCTTTGAAAAACTTCAAACCCGACAGTGTAGAAAATACAATAATAAGAGTTTTCTGCGAACCGCAAGACAATGATGTTCTCTCAGAAAGAAATACCATTCTAGTAATAGATACTGAAAATTCCGATGCAATCGACATTACTGTAGAATCATACATTCCATATTCAACAAAAGCAACGAGTTCCAGTGTTTCAGTTTCATCAAACGATTCATCAAGTAATAGTGGGTATTGATAATGACTTATTTGATTTTTCATACTGGTGTAGCAGGTTCAGCAACTGATGAACCAGTCCCGCAGGTAACTTTACTTGCTGGTTCTACTGCTAGTGTTGAAAATTCTGTTTCAAGTATTATATCTGAATATCTACCAGAGTTTGTAACCAGTAATCACCAAACTTTTGTTTCTTTCATAGAAGCATATTATGAATGGATGGAACATATTGAAAATCCTCTAGGGACATCTATAACTTTTATGGATGATTTGGATATAGACAGAACTTTAGATTCCTTTGTTGAATATTTTAAAAATAATTATCTTTATTCTTTTCCTAAAAAATTTGCAGAGGTTTCTACCAACTCCGTTGACGAAAAAACTGTATTAAAGAATGTCAAAGATTTCTATAAATCAAAAGGAACAGAAAAGGCATATAAGTTTCTTTTCCGAATTCTACACGACAGTGATGTTTCGTTCTATTATCCGAAGAAAGATATATTGAGAGTATCTGATGGTAAATGGATAGAAAAGAAATCAATTAAAATTACTAGCAACAACGGAACTTCAAACTTTGATATGAAAAATAAAAGAATAGAGCAAATTGACTCTACTCTTGGTGGTTCAGTTTCAGCATACGCGAATGTAGATAATGTTTATCAATACCAAATCCAACAATATAGTGTAACCGAATTATTTCTTGTTGATATTAATGGAACATTCACTCAGGGTTCAAAGGTGAAATGTACACTAGATGACGGAACAGATTTAGAAGAAAATATATACACAATTCCTTCAGATATTGTCATTTCTGGTGGTGGTGCAGGATATCGTTCGTTGGATGTAATTAATATCGATGAATCTTCATCCGAGTATGTCGGAGGTGTAGGAGCAAAAGGAAAAGTTACCAAAGTAGATGCAAATGGTATAATACAAAATGCACAAATTGATGAATTTGGCGTTGACTATAGAAACTCCGAAGGAAAGACAACTCTACCAATCGTATTTAAGTCTGCATCTGGTTCAGGAGCAACTGGATATGTAAAAATAGATGCTCTTTGCACCTATCCAGGTTACTATGCTAACAACGATGGTAAAGTAAGTTCAAACAAAAAACTAAGAGATAATGACTTATACCAAGAATACTCTTATGTTCTTAAAGCAGAAGTTTCATTAGACTCATATAGAAATCAAATTAAAAAATTAGCACACCCTGCTGGAACAAAAATGTTTGGCAACATATCTTTGTTTGACAGTTCAACAACTACTAACACATATAGCACAGGTGTTTTCCAAACAAAAATTCCAATAATCGGAAGATATACTCCATATACATTAGATACGCATGACAACTTAATTGCCGCGACTGGTTCTGGTACTGCTGTTGATTTATATCCCAGAGGATTTAATCCAGGTTCAACTGCCGCCAATCATTGTTTGGGAAACACTGGTGGAAGACTGGCAATTAAAACTGTTGGTGCTACTGGTGGATATACACTTGGTTCATTTAGGGTCGGAGAAGGTATAACTGGTTCTACTACTGGGGTTTCAGGAAGTATATTCGGGTGGTCAAGAAACTCGTCAACGGGTGGTGTGCTGTTCCTAAACACTGTAGGAACAGGAACTGCTCTCGGATTTACTACTGGAGAAATGATAACAGCAACAGGTGGAATGACAGGAATTGTAGAATTTGTTACTGTTGGAAACGGAACAGTTTACGAATTTGGTTCTACTACACACGCAACTGGACCGGCATGGGGATATACGGGCGCATTAACTGGAGGTGCTACTGCGTTTGGTGCAACTGCATATTGGGACATTGAAACGGGATGGCAACAAGAATACGGAAACATTCCCGAAACGATAGAAACAGTAGATATAACACACTCAACCGCATATACAGCAGGTTGGGATTATACTATTGGTAATACAGTGATACAAGGTGATGGAGATGATGGAAACTTAACAAGAGGAATTGTTAAAGATTGGATTCCCGGTGCATCTGGTGCAACTGGTAATATATTAAAAATACAAAAAACAAGTGGCCAAGATTTTGTTGCGGGAACTATAACAGAGATAAATACATATGGAGGCGAAGGTATAAGTTATACTTTCTCTCACGGTGGAACTAGTGGTAATACTATAAGGAATAAAATTAAACACATAACATTAGATGAATTAAAAAATCCGAGTTGGGAATTCCATAGTGACCACGGATATACGGTGTGATGGGTAGATTAGGGGACTAAAATGGCTTCAGATGCAATGACAAAATCATTTTCACTAACATTTGCTAAAGACTTGGCAAATGAATTTTCTAATGAAAAAACAGACCAATACTTCCTTATGTTCGGTAAGGTAGACGAATGGACGAATGCTCCATACAGTACAGGAAGTGTAAGTACTGCTGCCGCAAATGTAGATTCCGTGGAAAAGGCAAACTATGCACTTAGAGATGGGCTTGCTCTGAAGAGAATATCTTCTAGAAACATATACCATATGATTCCCAGAAATAATTGGACATATGGAACAGCATATGATGAGTATGACCATACAGTTAATATGTTTAGTTCAAAAACATTCTTTGTTTATACTTCTACTGGAAACATATATAAATGTATTTTTAATAACAACGGGGCGGTGTCACAATATGAACCAGACCACACACAGTCGGAAGTATTGACATATAGTGATGGATATAGATGGAAATTCATATGTAAGGTGACAGAAGACAGTCAAGATTTTATAACCGAAGAGTATGTTCCAGTTTCTGTTGCAGTAGACGATAGAGCATTAACACTGAATCAATGGAACAACCAACAAGCGGCATCCAATGGTTCTATAGAATATGTTAAGACCACTTCACCTTCTTCTGCTTTTACTGCTGCCCAATGGACGAAATCATCAACAGATAATAAAGAAATTGGTGCGAATGCCGCGGTGGGTGATATTTCTCTTGTTTTAAATTCAGCAGACAACCAAAACACCACAGATTATTATAAAGGATATGCAATCTATATTTCCAGTGGTAGCGGTGTTGGTCAAAGAAGAGTAATCACAGGATACAGCCAAGCAGACAATGTTGTTTCGTTTACGGATGCATTAACATCAGAAGTTACTGTGTCTGAGGGTGGTGTACAAGGTTCTAGATATCAAATAATACCTAACTTGGTGTTTGATGGAGACGGCTCATCCGCGGAAGGAATTCCTGTTTTAAATACTGAAAATGAGATAACATCTGTTACTATGATAAATTCAGGAACAGATTATACTATTGCAGATATCACAGCATATCCCAGAGGAGTATCTGGGGGAGATATAGGTTCTAATGATATTGAAGGACCGACCTTCTCTGCAATAATTCCACCATATGGTGGTCATGGAAAAAATGTTCTAAGAGAAATGGATGGTTCTAAAATTATGATTAGAACTTCCATTCCCGGAACAGATGCTAATTTCAATGCACTTGGAAATGAATTTAGACAAATATCAATTGTTAAAAATCCTCTATTAAGTGGCGGAACAAATGATGGTAAGATAGCAGGTTCTGAAATTACAAGAAAGAAACAATTAACTGTCAGGAGACCTTATTTCATGACTGCCAGTTATAACGATTCTGCGTTCGCCGTTGGAAACTCCGTAATGGGTGAAACATCAAAAGCAACTGGTAAAATTGAATCTTGGGTTACAGACCCACAAGACCCAACTACAGGTACACTAGAACTTTCAAATGTTCAAGGAACTTTTGATTTAGAAGACCCAGAATCAAATCTAACACGATTTGTTTTTAATGGTAATGTTGGAAACACAGGAGATTTCACCATAGGTTATACGGTAAAACAACCCGATGCTTCACCCGTACCCGTAGGAAAAGTTGTTGCATGGAGTGCGCCGGCAGGTGGACCATATGAATTGATTGTCAATGTCACATCAAATTCTTTTGACAGTACAAATACAGTTCAAGAATATAACCTATCTGATGTTACTACATTTAGTTGGGGTGGTATTGATACCAAAGAAAGAAAAATGGGAGAACTGTTGAAGCACTACTCTTCAACACAAGGAACTACCTTTGAATTTAAATTATTCCCAGATGATAATGGATGGCAAAATGTAGCAAGAGCCAATTCTATAACGGATGTTCAATCCGAAGATGTTCTAGAAGGAACTTATAGAATGACAACAACCTTAGTTATTACAGATTCTGGAAGCAGTTTGACAGATTCTTCATACACCAAAGATGATATGGTGTATCAAATAGGTTTAGATTCTGGTTTAACTGGAACTTCTGTTTCAGGAAAAATAGTTGACTGGGACGCAACAAACGGAAATACTGGAATAATGGTTATAAATGATGTCAGAGGAACTTTTGCAGAGGGTGGGTTCTCTGGTGGAACAAATCACACAATTACTGGAGTATCTGGTCCAGAAATTCAAATTGGGTCAGGAGAAGTCTTATACATACAGAATATAAGGCCTGTTACTAGAAACACAGAACAAGACGAAGAAATCAAGGTAATGATTGGTTTTTAGGAGTTTTAAAATAAATGGTATATAACGCAACACTTTTCAATACAGACCCATACTGGGACGATTTCAACGAAGACAAAAAATTCCTTCGGTTGTTGTTTAAACCAGGCAATGCTGTACAGGCAAGAGAATTAACTCAACTACAAACAATCATTCAAGACCAAATTAATAAATTTGGCGACCATGTATTTAAGGAAGGTTCTAGAGTTCTTGGTGGAGAAATTTCAAACCAAGATGCAACATTTTTAAGAGTTGAGACCACAGACCCAACAAGCAGTACAGGTGTAGAAATTGATATTCAATCACTACTAGGAACAGAAATTACAACACATAATGTTGTTGGTGACGACACAAGAAGAGCAAAAGTTCTTTATGGTATTACTGGAGCAACATCAGACAACGACAATTATTATCTTCTGTTTGTACAATACCTAAACGGCGGAGGAATTACAGGCAATGGTGATTATGGAAGCCAATGGGGTGAAGGAGATACAATTAAGGGGTCTTCTGGTTCAAACACATATGTTGCAAGAATTGCAACTACTATTGGACAACCTCAAACAGACGCAACCATCGTTAATGGAACAACTGGTACTGCAAAATTAACTAGTACAGAAAATGGTATATTCTTTGTTAATGGACATTTCGTAAAATCTGATTTTCAATCTGTTTCTCCTTATGGTTTAACAGGAACAAATTCAGACATCAGAAACTTTGCAAGTCCAACTAGTAGAATTGGTTTTTCTAAAAATCAAGAAGTGGTACAACACACCGAAGACTATACTCTAAGAGACCCTGCTTCTGGTACATACAACTATAATGCTCCTGGTGCTGACAGACTTAAGATTGATTTAAAATTAGAATTTAAAAACTTCGTAAACTCTGCAACATATGGTTCAAGTGGATTTGGTGATGCAAACTTTGTGGATTTGGTTAGATATGTGGATGGTAAAGTTGTTGGAACAAAAGATTATACTAATTATTCTGAAATAGAAAGAAACCTTGCAAGAAGAACATATGACGAATCTGGTTCTTACACAACCAAACCCTTTGAAATTGATATAAGAGAATCACTTTCATCATTGGGTGGAGTTTATACACCAGACGAAGGTGGGGACGAGACAAAGACAGCAATAGGACTCCAACCAGGAAAAGCATATGTTTTTGGATATGAATTTGAAACACAAGGGACTCAATATGTTCTTGTTGATAAAGCAAGAACTACAAATACACTAACAAACCAACCAGTAAGTGATGTTACCTTTGGTCAGTATGTTGTAGTGGGTGCTAGTGGTGGAGATGTAGGAGTTGGATGGACATCTGGTGGTGGTATAGATTTCACCACATCATATCCTAGAATTCGTCTTACAGGTTCTGGTGGAGCAACTGGTACTGCAAGAGTTCGGCAAATAATTGCGAACAATGATAATTTTGGTGGAACTGGTATGACCTCTTCTGCTCAAACATATAACATGTATTTGTTTGATATTAATCTTGGTGGAATTACTGCCTTTAATAATGTTAAAAATCTAGGTCAAACAAATGACTTTGGTGCTGATGGTATTACTGCTTCGTTCCAGATTGCGGCTGGATTTACCAACGCAACAAATGGATGGGGTGCGAGAGTATACAATGCAGGGTCGAATTCTTCAATCTTCCCACTACCAGTAGGAAATTCAGTTTCTAGTGTAGATTCCTTAACATATAGAATACTTAAGGGTTTCTCATGGACTCACACCGCCGGAACAGTAAAAACTCTTTCTAGTGGGGATGATACACACACATTTGTTGGTTCTGTTGATAACTCAAATTCTGTTTATGGTTCAGATAAAAAAGACCATTACATTTTAATAGGCGGAGTGACAGGAAACAGAATAAACACAGACAGTATAAAGTTTGAAAAATCAGTAGACGGAAAGAGTCTATCGATTGGTCATGCATCTGATGCAGGACTTCAACTGGCGAGTGGAGATTATACATTATATTCAACTCTACAAGTATCAGCCGGTGGATTTAGAAAGAAAACAAGAACAAACGATTCTACTACATCATATTCAGTAGACAACGGACAAAGCAGTAGTCTTTCTGGTGATACTGGTGGTTACTTCATTCCATTAGACCATATTGATATTATTGATGTAACAAAAGTTCAAGACAATAACGGAACTGTTTCTACAGCAACAGGTTTAGATGCTTCTGATGTTAAGGGTGCATTCTTATTGGACAACGGACAAAAAGATAACTATTATGATTTCGGTAAACTATACTTGAAACCAGATTTGGGTGTTTCTGGTATTACTGGAACAATAAACCTAACAGTAACATACGATAGGTTTGCACACGACTCTGGTGAAGGACCATTTGTTGTCAACTCATACACACACGATTCATCTGGATTTACTTTTGATAACATTCCAATCTACACAAGTCCAACAACAGGAAAGAGTTTCTCTCTGAGAAACTGCATGGACTTTAGAGGAACTGCTCAGAGTGATGGTACTATTAAAATTGATGGATTGAACCCCCGCGGCGGTTCATCCACATTTACTTCAACTTATGAACATCACCTCTCTAGAATTGATAAGATTGTTCTTACAAAAGAGAGACAATTTGATGTCATCAAAGGTGTTCCGGCTCTAAACCCAACAACACCTCCAGATAGACCAGATGCAATGACACTATATGTCATCACTGTTCCTGCATACACATACAACATTGATGATATTACCACCAAGTATGTTGAAAACAAACGATATACAATGAGAGATATTGGTGCTATTGAAAAGAGAGTAGAGAATCTAGAATATTACACAAGTCTATCTTTGCTTGAACAACAAACAGAAGCAAGGTCATTTGTAGATTCTTCTGGAAACGACATCTTTAAAAACGGTATAATGGTAGATGCTTTCAGAGGACACTCCGTTGGAGATGTATTAAATAGCGACTACAACTGTTCTATTGATTATGAGAACGGGCATCTTCGTCCACCGTTTACGAGCAAGGGACTTAAACTAGAAAACACATCATCCACAGGACTTACTATAACTCCTGATGGAATTGCTATGCTAGAACCTTCTATAAAAGAAAATGAAGTATGGCAACCGTTCGCAAGTTACTATACATCTGTAAACCCATTCAATGTTCCTAACTTTATGGGACACATTGAAATTGATGACCCCTTCGATAACTGGTACGACCAAACAAACAAACCAACGGTAAAAATAAACACCGAAGGCGAGAATGACAGATGGAAGATAAAGAACGAAAACACATCCTATGGATTCGGTACTCAGTGGAATGACTGGGAAGCATTGTGGTCTGGTAGAAATGTAACAGAGAGTGACTTATACAACAATCGTGGTAGAGCATTCCTTAGTGATTTTACTACTGCCTCACTAGAAAATAATATGGAACAAAGAGTTGGTATTGCATCAGATGCCGCAATTCGTTCTACCGAAACACTGAAGAACAACGAAGGTCGTTCTGGTATCAGAGTAAGAAGACTTCCAGAAAGACTAGAAAAACTAGTAAACAACAGAATAGTTGATGTAAGTGTTGTTCCTTATATGCGTTCTAAGACTGTAACTTTCAGTGCATATGGACTGAAACCAAACACACAGGTGTATCCATTCTTTGATGGTGACAATGTTACTACTTACTGTGGACCATCTGGCGGAGCATCTGGAGATGGATTGATGACAAGTTCCAACGGAGACCTTGTTGATGCATTCTTCTCTATTCCTTCTGGAACATTCAAGAGTGGTGAAAAACTTCTTAGACTTACAGACAGTTCAACAGACACTTTATCGGAAACTACAACTGCGGGTGATGGAAAATATTATGCTCAAGGAATTGTAGAACAGACAGATGGTTCTATGATTTCTAGTAGACCATTTATCAGCAGAAGACAAGTAGTAAATGATAACTCTATTGTTAGAGATGCATTCGACAGAGATGTGTATATCAATACAAGCGAAAACAACTTGTGGATTGACCCACTTTCACAATCCTTTACGGTTAACAGAAACGACAATCCAGAAGGAATGTTCATACACAGTATTGATTTATTCTTTAGAGATAGGTCTCCATATGTTCCAGTAACATTAGAGATTCGTCCTACACTAAATGGTTATCCACACCTTTCTAAAGTTTTACCTTTCTCTAGTGTATCGTTGATTCCACCTGCAAATGAAATTAGGTCAAATTATCCAGACGATTCAGTTTATACAAGATTCCAATTCAGCACTCCTGTATATTGTGCGCCTGGGGAATACTCCTTCTGTCTAAGAACAAGCAGTCAGGATTATAAACTTTTTGAAGCGACAGTTGGTGAAGCAGACTTAGTTAACAGTGGTATAATTTCAGAACAACCACATATTGGACCAATGTTCACACCACAGAATAACGGAATCTCTAGTCGAAACGACAACAGAATGTTGAAGTTTAGAATTAATAAGTGTAGATTTGATACTCTCGAAGGTAGTTTGGTAAGTAAGATTCCTTCTGCTGAGTTTACTCAAGAGATAGGTTCTTCAGGATTTACTTGCGACACATTCAAAGTTGTATCTGGTGAATTTGCACCCCAAGACACTACACTTACTCACACCACAACTATTGGTACAGTATCACCAACAATAATCACAAACGAAAATATATATCTTGAAGCATCACAATTACTTTCTTCAAATTCTGATTTCCAACTGGATACAACATTAAAATCTACTGATGACGATGTGTCTCCTGTAATTGACCTAAGAAGATTGGATTTGGTTACAGTTCATAACTTGGTAAATAACAGTACAGAAAGTGGAACAAACGGTGAATTGAATGCCAATGCAAACTCATCTGACGGTTCACTATATGGACCAGATACAGATAACCCAAGTGATACCGCAGGAGCGGCAGCAAGGTATATCACCAGAAGAGTTACACTAGCAGACGGATTTGAATCTACCAACTTCAAAGTATTACTGGGTGTTAACAAGCCAGCAGAAGCAACCGTCCAAGTATTCATCAAACCTATGTCTGAAGAAGACGACAGAAACTTTGAGGATATTGGATATACATTGATGACCGCAGATGCAACAATACCTGATGCGGCGAACAATTATGACTTTACAGATGTCACCTTCTCGTTGTCTAGTGCATTCACCCAACCAATGAAAACATTTGCTGTCAAAGTTTGCTTGTATAGTTCATCAAGCACTAAAGTTCCATCTGTAAAAGATTTTAGAACAATAGCATTAAATGGATGATACTAAAATGAAAGAGACTATAGAAATTGAAAACAGAACTGATATTGTTAGAGATACAAATTCAAAGGCAATATTGAAAACAAATTTAGAAGAAAAAAAAGCATGGTTAATCAAAAAAGAAAGAAATAATAAAATAATTCATAATGAAAATGAAATAAATAGAATAAAGGATGAACTTCGTGAGATTAAACAAATGGTATCAGAAATCAAAAACATTTTAAAGGTTAGTGAATAATGGGCGTTGAAAATAACGAATATCAAATACCAAATCTAGTTCTTGGTGACACATTCTTTGAATGGATGGATGTTACTAACAAGCATCTTATTGCAAAACTAAATTCCATAAACAATTATTCTGTTACTGGTGGGGATGGAATTGGTGTAACTCAAAATAGTAGTGGTCAAGCAGAAATTGGTCTCGCAAATACCATTACAAAGGGACTTACCTTTGCAGGTGATGTAATTTTCAACGGTGCTGTTACCACAATAAATTCTACAGAATTAACAGTTGATGATTTTAATATTGTTCTTGGTGCAACAAGTGGAACTGGTGTTACTGATGGATGGATTGGTGCATCTGGTGGTGGTGGTATAATCCTCAACAGAGCCGGAAGTCTTCCCGATGCATCTATTTT